GAAACGGAAGTCAGGCGCCACAGCGTTGGAACCGTTCGTGGACGATGCCAGAGTCATGGCCTTCGAGAATGGAATAAAGAATTCATTCCAGCCAAGGTTCCTGTCGCCACCTTTACCGTATCGTTCCAGCATGTCGCGATGGTTGCGGCTCTTGACCCGATCGACGTTGCCACGGGCCTCCAGAAGACCTTCAAAGGCTTTGCTGTAATCACGGGAGGAAACGGCTTCGGAGTCTGTCAGGCTGGCAAGGTCTCCACCGTCAATCACCTGACCACTGTGTCGGTCGATTGTGGCGGCTTTGTAGGTTGGCTGTGGGCGCTGTGGCTTGGCCGACAGGCTTTCGATCATGGCGTTGGCGTTTTCAACAGCCTTCACCAGATAGTATTCCTTGTCACAGGCCTCAAGCCGATCGTTGGCGGCTTGCAGGTCGGCAGACTTTTCGGCCCGAACATCGTCGGGAGCCGCAAGAATTTCGTCACGTAGTGCAATCACTGTGGAAGCGAGTGCGATACGGTCTTCGGCAATGGATGCCGCAGAGCGGATTTCATTTGCAATACTCATCTTAAGAACCTTTCGTTTACCGCTTGGCGGCGGTCAATATCGAGTCAGCCAATTCCGCCTGGCGAAACAGTTTCGCTAGGTGCTTGGCATCCACCACCGGGGTCGGTGTTTCGTCGTCGGAGTGTGCTTTGACACTGATAATCGAGGCGTCTGAGTTGGCCGGGATCGGCACCACTGAGACTTCGATAATCTCCGATACCTCTTTGATCAGGTTCGCACCCTTTTCGGCGAGCCTGATTTGAGTTGCATTTGGTTTGTATCCGTACCGGTCCCAGAGTTCTGAGACCTGCTTTTTGCTCAATCGTTCTGGCTGTCTGGCTAGAAATGAAATCGACATTTTCCGCACTGCCTTTTCGCGGAGTAAAGTGCGGATATCCTGGCCGGCCTTTGTGGCGGAAAACGTGACGTCTACTTTCAGGCCAGATCGGTCTTCAGTCGCATCGTTCAGCGTACCGATCACAGCAGAGGTCTTGTTCTCGTGGTCGGACAGGACCAAGCCACCAGAGTCCATAAAGTCCTGAATCGACTTCTGAAAAGCACCAGGCAGGATGATATCGCCTTGGCGGTCGATGTTGAGAAAGCGGGCAGCATAGCCCACAAACCCGCCTGTATCGCTTGCCTTGATGCCGGAATCGGTCGATTTAGTGATCATGTGTCAGCCTCCAATATCCGGCCCGTTTTTGTGAATGATTTCGCGTTCCCAACTGCAACCGATAGATACCCAGCCTCTTCAGCGGCTGCGTAGTCCGCGTCAGTCGGTTGCAGGTAGCCGTTATCACCCGGCTTGACCGGTGGTTTCAGATCCTTTGGCATCTCGTCTTCAAAGACTTCCAAGAGCGAGCACCGGCAACCAGGGTGAAAGGGTGGAAACTTGAGGTCTTTGTAAGTCTTGTTCTTACCGTTCGTGCCAAATGTTCCGCCCTTGGGAATGACCGGGCATAATCGAAAGATCATTTGACACATCGGGCAGGCGTCACCAGAGAGAAGCAGTTCCCAACCGGTGATAAAGTCCAGTCCCTCGGCAGCACTTGTCAGGCCGGTGTTATACGCTCGTGCCGATTCGGTTATTGCAATGCGCCGTGCTCGCCAGCGTGCATTGTCTTTAACCCAGGTGCTGATTCGATTCGTTAATTCGCCAGCCGTTTCGCCAGCCTCAATGGAGGCTGCGATATCCATCCGCATGCCTTCCAGAGTCCTGATCGTGTCGGTGGTAAACTGGTCGATCGTTTCCTGGCAGAGGTCCAGCGTGGCGTTGCGGGCAGCCTCAATCACTTCTGGAGCACGAACCAGCCATTGATCCGCATCCTGCTGGCCAAGTGAAACCAGAAAGGACCGGCCAGACTCGTCGATCCATGCCTCGATAATTGGGATAAATTCAGCGGCCATATCAATCGGAGCCGTGAACGGATCGGCTTCTTTTTTACGGTCGTAAATCGCCAGCCACGGTTTTGCCACGTTGTTGCCCAGCTCCGTGAGAATACGGCGGGCAATACGCTCCAACTCCGTGCCGCTTGGCATGGCGTCGAGCCTGCTCTTAGGTGTTTTGCGTTTCAATGGTGCGATTTATGCAAACACTGGAGGTAAATTGTTTGGGTCAGCCACAGTAGCACTGACACAGTAAGCATCCCAGCTAGTTCCGGCCACGTTTCTCTCGGTAATCCAGCAGTAGCCGTTCCAGCCCCACTGGGTTCCCCATGAGTTTTGCATCAAGATGGCCCATTTGCCATTGCCCAACTTTTTCATTCCCACACCACCTGTGACAGCGTGGTTGTGTGATCCAGCTCGATTGCCTGGGACTCCATCCTTGTCAAGCACGTTGAAGTTGGCGTTGACCGGAACACTGAAATTGAATGGCATTCGGAGCTGGGCGGCGATACATAAATCGTTGAATGTGTTGAGCCTGTATCCAATCTCAACTTTGAACCGCTTGGCGTCAGTTCTGGCCGACTGAGGAATTCTTGAAGGATTAATAACCCCATACGGAACCAGCGACTCAGTGCAAGTGCCTTTGTTTTCAAGGTAAACAAGAGCCTCTGCGATATTTGAGCCAACGTCCCAACCATTGCAAAGATCAGCATAGACGAGCCAAGGACTGAGAGCGACATAATCAGCACCAGACACGTAACGAGCGATTTCCAAGCTGGATGCCGCTGCATGGCCATTGCAAGCCCCTTTACCGTTCTGGTCTTTCACCTTGACTGGATACTTTAGGTCATCCCGTAAGTCGAATTCTTTCCATTCAGACTCTGGAATGTCTGGCAGTTGCTTTCCCGTGGCCAGCATGAGCGTGGACTCATGGTTGCCCAAGTATCTTGTTTCGCCGTCAGGAGTCACCCAGCCAAGCAAGTTGGTCACTTGATCACCTCCACCAGCTTTAGGATGTCATCCTTGGTCTTGGGACTGACAGATTTGACGATCTTTCCTGCCTGATCCTGCAAGATGACGCATGGTAAACCGATCTGTCCAACGGTGGTTTGAAACCCGAGTCGATCTATGTCCACTTCCCCTGCGATGTATGTTCTGAACTGGATTCCACGGGATTCCAGTGCCTTGCGGATCTCCGGATCTGTTCGCCATGCCTGCTGCTCCGGTTTGGACTCATCCACAACAACCGAAAACCACTTGATACCACTGACCGGCTGAGGCTTCTCATCCTCGTCTGGGACTGGTGGCGGGACTGGTCGAACACCACCCTGTTCGATGGCGATAACCGAGCCGCTGGATTTGCCCACAAAGTAGGTAAATCCAGCGTGACTAAAAACCACCCGTTCCTCGGCTGCTGGCGGAACCAGAGTCGAGGGAACAGGTTGTTGTGCCAGTAGAACTGCGATCAGAAGTCCGATCACAGGCCGACCTCCCATTGAACAGATTTGAGCTGCGACTGAATCGACTCTTCACGCTGGTTCATCGCGGCTTTGACGCTTGCCTCGTCGATGCTCACCAGCTCACCTTGAGCCAGCTTGGAGAGCAGCTCGCGGATCACCTCCACGATGATCGGCGTCAACAGGCGGATAATAATCTTTGAGATCATTTGCACGCACCGTTCACACAGATGACCGTGGTGGGGCCTTGGAAGAGCCGTGGGAGCGCCAGTCGTCGCTTTGGACGTTCAGGGGCCAGAAAGATCACAGGGGCTGTTTTTGGCGATTCTGTGACTGTCACGGTTTGGGTGGTCGTTGTGGTCACTGTCTGCTTTGGACACTGGCCGGACTGACAGGATTGAGCTGCAAGAACGATGTACTCTGCGAACAAGGATCACCTTACCCTTCTTGGGATTGAGGAATGAAAACCGTCTCGCCTGTCATCTCGACGGTGAGACGGTAGGCGGGGAGACTGCTCACTTTTTGGGGTCTCTGAGAGACCTTCGATATGCTGCGATGGCATAGATGATTGCAGCAAACGCATACATGGTTTGCGGAATAGAAGGGTCGATTGGACTGCCTTTGACCGCTTGATCAGTGGCGAGCTGGGCGACTGGTACGATCCATCCATAATCGGGGTTGATCACTTCTTCGATCCGCATTGGCTCAGCCCTTTGGTGCTGGTGGCGTTTGGCCAGAGTTGAGATAGATGAGCGTTTGAGCGATCCCAAACGCCAAGGCCATACCCAGAGGGCTGGTGGTCGCAACGATAGAATCAAGGTGTTGGCTGAGAACTCCCAGTGCCGTCACTGTACCCGCCAAAGCCATGCGAATAATGATCGCTCTGGCCTGTTGTGCGTTAATTTGGCCAATCCAGTTCGGCTGCATCTCAGTCTCCTTGTGGTACGTTGAAACCAGCCTGAATCATGTGTTCCGACACTGATTCGATGCCGGTCTGATGAATCACATAAACATCGGCCAGATAGCGAGCAAATGTCTGCTGGAAGTCCTGAGTCGTCGTGATTACCAGTTGTTTGCCAGCCAGTAGCATTTCCAGTTCGGCTTTTGCTCTGATGCCCTCTGTGGCGTGAGTCTTTTTCATCTCTGGAGCGTTATAGCCCTTAAATCTCACATGCTGCTTCGTTGCCACAT